GTTTAACTAAAAAAAATAATATTTCTATTAAGATTTCCAATAATCTTATTTCCAAAACAAAATTTAAGGAGAAACAATGGCAAAAACAGATTTGCTAAAAGAAGCTATTGCTGATGCACGTGCTGTAAAAGAAACGGCTATTGCTAATGCAAAGCTAGCATTAGAAGAAGCGTTTGCCCCTAGAATTCAAAGTATGCTATCTACTAAACTTTCTGAACAACTCGATGATGAAGAAATGGACGATGAGTTAGAAATGGGTATGGATGACATGGATATGGATTCAGACATGGCTGATGAAACACCAGATATGGTTGGAGTTGCTGTCGATTTAGACAATGACGGTGATTATGATTTATCTGGAGAGATTGGCGAAGAGCCAGTTGAAGATGAACTAGTAGACATGGAAGACGAAATGAGCGATGAAGAAATGGAAGCTGAATATGCTGAAGCTGACATGGAAGCTGACATGGAAGAAGGTCGTTACAATGAAGCTGATATGGATCTAGATGAAATCATTCGCGAGTTAGAAGAAGGAATGTATGAAGAAGATGAGATGGAAGTTGAAGAGCAAGTAGTAGATTCAGCAGGTGATGATGGAGATGGTATGATCGAAGAAGATATCGATGCAATCATTGAAACTATTTTATCTGAAGAAGAAGCTACTGATTTGGTAACTAAAGAAGAAAAAGTAGACGAAAATGCTTTACAAGAAGCATATGACACTATTAAACATTTACAATCAGTTATCAATGAAGTTAATTTACTTAACGCGAAACTTTTATTTACTAATAAATTATTCCGTAACTTCGATCTAAACGAATCACAAAAAATGAAAGTTATTGAAAACTTCGATCGCGCGGTAAGCACAAGAGAAGTTAAATTAGTATTCAGCACATTAGCTGAGAGTTTTAAACGTCCTACAAATTCAAAACGTGTTGTAAAAGAGTCGTATGCATCAAAAGCAACCGCAACGACTGCACCATCGAAAGAAACTACTAAAGTTTTAAATGAAGGTACGGAATTAGCATCGCGTTGGAAAAAATTAGCGGGATTAGTTTAATTAATTAAATTTAATATTAAAAACAAGGAAAACAATGGATATTTCAAATTTACTACAAAGTAATAATCCAAACCAAAGCCATATGGCAAAGCCTTTAGTTAAAAAATGGCAACCAACTGGCTTATTAGAAGGCCTTTCAACTGAGACGGAAGTAGCAGGTATGGCTCAGCTTCTTGAAAACCAAGCACGTCAGTTAGTAAAAGAAGCTTCACAAACAGGAACCGCAGAAGGTTCTGAGGAATGGGCAGGGGTTGCTCTTCCATTAGTACGTAGAATTTTCGCTGAATTTGCAGCAAAAGAATTTGTATCAGTACAACCAATGAATTTACCATCGGGTCTAGTATTTTATCTAGATTTTAAATATGGTACAGCTCGTCCTGGATTTGATGATGATAATTCAAATAGAACGGGCCAGCCTTTTAGCTCTCCAAACGCTGATGATTCATTGTTCGGTGTAACTAATACATCTGGTGATCCAACTGGTGGTCTTTATGGCGCAGGTCGTTTCGGTTATTCAATTGCAAACGTAACTGCATCTGTAGCTGGTGCTTCTACCGGTTCTGGAGCTGCAGCAGCAGCTGCATCTTCTGCATCATTAAATTTTGATAACAGATATGACAACGCACAATATTTTGTATTAACTGCACCAGTACCTACTACTGCTGATAGTTTAGCTGTTCGTTCATTCACATTAATTTCTGGTTCAACAGAAATCATCCCAGTTCAAGCATTCTCAACTATTGACGCTAACTATACTGCATCATTCGTTGTAACTGCTTCATTAGCAGCTGGTATTCAAACTGCTATTGATAACACTGGTTTAAAAGTTAATTATAGCATCGCTCCGACTGATGTCACGCGTGGTGATTTTGAAGATACTGATCCATTTAAAGGTAGCGGAAATGGTACTGGTATCGATAACGGAACAGATATCGATATTCCAGAGTTGAATCTTGAAATGCAATCAGAGCCAATTGTTGCTAAGACACGTAAGTTGAAAGCAGTTTGGACTCCTGAGTTTGCGCAAGATCTTAACGCTTATCATTCAATTGACGCTGAGGCTGAATTAACTTCGATGTTATCAGAGTATGTATCAATGGAGATTGATCTAGAGATTCTTGATATGTTGATTTCTGCAGCTCCAACAACAGAATATTGGTCGGCAGTTAACAACGAAACTTGGAATGGATCTACATTTGTTAGAAATGGTGTAACTGATAACACTGGTTTCTATAACACGCAAGGTGGTTGGTTCCAAACTCTTGGTACTAAACTGCAAAAAGTTAGTAACAAAATTCACCAAAAAACACTTCGTGGTGGTGCTAACTTCCTAGTAACTTCTCCTGGTGTAGCAACTATCCTAGAATCTATTCCTGGATTTGCAGCTGACACTGATGGAAGCAAAATGGAATTTGCAGCGGGTGTTCAAAAAATTGGTTCGATGAATAATCGTTACACAGTTTATAAAAACCCTTACATGAAAGAGAATGTAATCCTTATGGGATTCAGAGGAGCTCAGTTCTTAGAAACAGGTGCTGTATTCTCTCCATATGTACCTCTTATCATGACACCATTAGTATATGATCCAGTTAACTTCACTCCGCGTAAAGGGGTAATGACTAGATATGCTAAGAAAGTAGTTCGTCCAGAATTTTATGGTAAAGTATACGTTAAAGGTATTGATACTCTTTAATATATAGTACTATATAATTTATTAAAAGTGTAGCCGGAAACGGTTGCACTTTTTTTTTGTATATTAAATCATTACATTTCTTATTTTTTAGGTATTTATTATAAAAAAGAATAATATGGCAACACCTAGAAATACATACTCTATGCAAGCTAGAATTCGGTATAGTGGAAGATTAGTTGACGTTTTAGATCGAATTCGTGCTATACGTATGGTCTTAATGGTTCATATTGAAAAGGACTTAGGAAAAGATAAAGAGTTAGTTACAATTAAAATTTTAACACAATATCCAGGAATGAAATCATTCCAAGCAGTCCGTCAGATGTGTTTAGGTAAGATAGAAACACTTAAAGATATGACATACATGGAAAGCACGCTTACAAAATTATTTTAATATTCGTAAAAACTAGAATATGGCTACATCAAACAAACAAAAGAACCCGCCCAAAGGCCCGGTTCGATTTTCAGTAACATTATCAGACGAACAAAAAGAAGCGAAATCTAAAATATTAAATGCACCATTTAATTTTGTACTAGGTAAAGCAGGTAGTGGTAAAACATTACTAGCTGTACAGATTGCACTGGATCAATTCTTTAAACGAGAAATAAATAAAATAATAATAACAAGACCGACAGTTTCTACAGAAGATAATGGTTTTTTACCAGGATCGTTAGCAGAAAAAATGGAAGAGTGGTTAGTTCCAATTCGTTCTAATATGCGCAAGGTATATAACAAACCAAATATATTAGAAGGCATGGAAGCTGATGAATCAATTGAATTAGTTAGTCTATCTCATTTCCGCGGAAGAACATTTGATAATTCCGTTATAATAGTTGATGAATTTCAAAATTTAACAAAACAACAATTATCGATGGTATTGTCTAGACTAGGAAAAGGAAGCCGTATGATTTTATGTGGTGATACCCATCAGATTGATTTAAAATACAGAAACGATTCTGCAGTGCACGAAGTTCCAAAAATACGAGATTCTCAATATGTTAGAGAAATAAAATTAACTGACAACCACCGACATGAATCTTTAGATGAAGTTTTGAAACTACTTACTGAGTCATACTGATATTTATTATAAAAGGATATAAATATGGATTATTCAGAAAATCGAGAAATATGGCCTGGATCGTCATCGTTTAGTGTCGGCGACACTCCATTTGGATTTTTCGACAATGATCCTATATTTCAGTCACAGGCTGATAAATTTGCTGAGTTTGCTGCAAATCATTTAGGATATCCAATATTAGACGTTGAATTACAAGCTGTTAATTTTTATACTGCATTTGAATCTGCTATTATAGAATATTCAAATCAAATCAATCAAGTTAATATTACTAATAACTTAATGAGTACATTGGGTGTACCAACTGGCTCTCAATACTTAAATAATGGGAGTTTAACGGGACAAGTAGTTGGTTCTTCTTTGAGTTATATAACTAAGTTATCTAAAGCATATGGAACCGAAGCAGATTCGGGTGGTAACGTAACTTGGCACTCAGCATCAATTGATATTGTATCGGGTCAACAAACATACTCGATACGCGAGGCGGTTGCTAATATGGGTATAACATTATCAGATACTAGTTCAATTGAAATTAAACGTGTATTGCATCACCCACCACCAGCAATTGTTAGATATTTTGATCCATATGTTGGTACCGGTTTAGGATCGCAACAATTATTGGATTCATTTGATTTCGGCGGATTTTCTCCGTCAGTTAATTTCATGATGATGCCGTTACATGCCGACTTGTTACGAATACAAACAATTGAATTTAATGACCGTATACGTAAATCACATTTTACATTCGAAATACATGGCGACAACATTAAATTATATCCAGCACCTGGTACATTAGGTACCCAGGCAAATCAATCATATGGTAAAGTTTGGATTGAGTTTTTATTCGAAGAAGAGAAAGCTAAGGATGCTTTGTTATTTGGGAATAGCGCACTTTTAACAGGGGCAGTAAGTGACGCATCTAATATACCATATACTTATCAATCATACAGTACAATTAATGATATGGGGCGATCTTGGGTATTTAAGTATGGTGCTGCGGTAGCAAAAGAAATGTTAGGCTACATTCGTGGTAAATATTCGTCAATACCAATACCGAATACAGAAGTTACACTGAATTCTTCAGATTTATTATCTGCAGCACAAACAGAAAAAACAGCATTGGTAGATCAATTACGAACGTTCTTAGATAATATGACAAAAGATAAGATGTTGGCTCGGCAACAAGCAGAGAATGATTCGATGTCAGAGGTTTTAAGTAAAATACCATTGAAAATTTATGTGGGGTAACTATGGCATTATTTGGAGGAAAAAAAGATTCTAAATTTTTAGCATCAATAAACGCAGAATTATTAAATTCAGTGATTGATACGGAAATTCAAATCTACAAATTACATGTTGAACAAAGTGATTCGAATTTATATGGTGAATCTGAAAATAAATCATATTATGATTCTATATTAATACCATGTTTAATAACCAAGTCAGATAAAGTTGCATCACAAGACGATTATGGTCATACATATACACGAACAGCACAATTTGCAATTTCTCGAGATATTTTAGTAAAAGCAGATATATATCCTGAAGTTGGAGATATAATATTCTGGGATAATGAATACTATGAATTAGATAATGTTGATGCAAATCAATATTTCGTAGGTAAGAATCCTGAAACATGGCCTAATGGAAGTTCTCATGGATATAGCGTTTCAATCGTAGTTGATGCACATGCAACAAGACAAATTCCACTAGGAATTCGAGATATTCGTTTTGGAAGTGATGGAAAAAAAGATGTATATAAAGGATTTTAATGTCTAGATACAACAAACAAAATATCGATCGTAAAACAAATAAGCCAACTCCTAATGTAACGGAGGGAATAACAAATGATCGGATATTAAATCGTGCCGAACAAGTACGACGAGATGATGATGTCATTAAAACTCCAAAAAGAACTGTATATGATATTGACTATGCTATTAAATGGTATATAGAAAATGAAATACAACCTCAAATAACACATCAGAAAGAATTAATAAATGTTCCAGTTATATTTGCTAACGGCGAAAAATGGGACAATGTGCAGAGATTAGGATATATACGAGACGAAAAAGGAATGCTTCAGTCTCCATTATTAATGATTAAAAGAAACTCCGTTGCTGAACGTAGCGAACTACAAAATTTAGATGTTAACAGAACACAGCCTGGAAGTAAACTAGTTTATCGAAATAAATATAATTCTAGAAATCGTTATGAAGACGAGCTATTTCCAATACCAAAATATGAAAAAGCCGGATCGAATGAAATATATTTAATTGATATACCAAAATACGTAACAGTTTCATATGATTTAATGATGTGGTGTGATTTTACGACTCAATTAAATAGTTTAGTTGATCAAGTATTACCATATAACAAATTTATGTGGGGCAATGGTCAAAATAGATTCTCTACATATATGGAAACTGTTAATTTTGAAACTATTAATACGGTTGGCACAGATCGTTTAGTTAGAGCAACATTGCCAATTACAGTGCATGGAACATTGTTATCTGGACAAGAATCTCGGGAATCTACTCTTAAAAAAATGTATTCAGTTAAAAAAGTTAGATTTGATACTGTGGTTGATATCGAACCTGGATTATTTGACTCAACATCAGTTCCAGTTACAATTTTAGCAGCATCGCAACGAATTATGTCAGGTGCAACTGTTATAGCTAGTAGCGGAGGAACATCTACTACAATTACACCTGAAACGTTTAATTATTTGACAAACTTAACAGATCAGTATGGTACAATATTGAATTCTACCACTGTAACTATCACAGCAGCTGCTGCTAACAATCCATCACTAACCACAACTGCTACTAAAAATGAATTTGATGTATATATTAACGGACAATATATAGATAAGTCTGTATATACATGGACACCGACGGATACAGCATCACAAACAATTGTTTTTGATACGAGTACATTAGGATATTCATTAGATGCTAGTTTTATTGTTGTAGTTAACGGGAGATGGGCATAATGAGTAGAAGATTTAATATAAAACAATTACCTACCGGATCATATGCTATAACCGGATCATTTACCGGATCATTTACCGGCGATGGTAGCGGATTAACAGGAATAACAGTTAATCCATTTCCATTTATAGGAGATGCACAGATTACCGGATCTCTAGATATTAATGGCACTGGTGGAGATATATTTTTAATTAAATCTTCTTCTGTACAAGTAGTAAGTGTGCAAGAATCTGGTGTTGTTACTATAACCAATGATGCGCCAACAATGTTTTTAATACAAAATACATCATTTGCTCCTATAGTAGCAGTGAGTCAAAGTGGCGTAGTAATATTTTCAACTCAATCGAGTGAATTAAACACTTCAGCACCAGTAGGCGGAATTTATTTTACATCATCTTCGTTATATGTTGGATTGGACTGAAAATAAAAAAATAATATATTTATATATAAAGGAAACAAATAATTATGGCAACCTGGAAAAAAGTAGCAGTATCCGGAAGTGATATATCACAATTTAATAATGACGCTGGATATTTAACATCAGTAACAGCACAAAATGCATTTGCAACCGCATCCTTTAATGGAACTGAATTATTAGCAGATGGAGGTAATGGAAATTTAACCTTTGCTTCTTCATCAGATCAAGGTCTTACTATATCTGCAAATGCGGGTACAGATACTCTAACTTTTGGATTATCTGCAATCCCAAATACATCACTTGCTAATTCTACAATTAGTGGAATTTCATTAGGCAGTAATTTAAATAATTTAACAGACGGAAATGGTATCACAGATTTTACATATAATGGATCTAGTACAGCTACAGTTTCTGTTCAAGCAGATTCAACCACAGGCGGTAATGTAAAACCTGTTTCTGTAACTGCTAATGGTGTTGGTTTAGATGTAGATACTATAGATGGAACTGGTTTATCTGCAAATGGTAGTGGATTACTAGATGTAGATTATGGTTCCACATCAGGAACTGCAGTACAAGGTAACACGACAATAACAGTAAATGTTGCATCTGGTGAATTAACAAGAGACGTAGGATCAGCAGCACAGGCATTAGGAGGAGCACCTTCTTATACTTTAGGATTAGCAGACACAATTACAGGTGATAGAACATTCTCAAATAATATTAATATATCTGGAGATTTAATAGTTAATGGTACAGCTTCATTCGCAAACACTGAAAACTTATTAGTAGCGGATAGATTTGTACTGTTTGCTTCTGGATCAACTGGTACTGGCGATGGTGGTATTGTAGTGCAGCAAGCAACACAAGATGTTGGTGAATTATTTGGTTATGATTCGGGAGAAACACGTTGGGGTGTAACAAGTAGTTTCTCTGCTGATAGTACAGCATTTACACCAGACGCATTCATGTCAGCAGTAACAACTCTATCAAGTACTAATCCAAATACATCAGGACCAGCAGCTAGATATAATAAATCAGGTAACATATACGTATCATCAGGAGATGAGAGTATTTGGATATATGCATAATATTTTATATATTATAAAAAAAGTTACAAGTAAATATATGGGGTTTAGAGCATCTAATACGATCATCGAAAACGAAACTAAAGCAAAGTCGCAATCTGACGTCAACTTGAATGAAACAGAAATTGCGACTTTGCTTTCTTTGGTTAAACGATCAACGTTTAGTGGAGAAGATATCGAATCACTATATAATCTCGTATTAAAATTACAACAACAATATGTAAATATTAAAAAATAAATAGTTATGATATTATTCTCGATTGAAAATTTGTCTATAGAAGAAATTGCAGCAATGCGACAATCATTAAATGTAATTGACATAAAAGGTTCTTCGGCTCAATTTATTGCTACACTACAAACTAAACTAGATAACGAAATAAGTTCTGCACAGCAAATATTAAAGCATGAAGAAGAAAAAAAATCTCTAGGCATCGAAGAAATCGAAAAAGCTCAATCTGCAAAAAAATCAACCCGTAAAACTAAATCATAACATATTTATATTAAATTAATAGTTGTTCGGCCGAAAGGAAGTAGGCACACGCACGGCATAAGTGTATGTAACTAACCAGCAACATAAAGGAATATAATATGCCAAATTGGAAAAAAGTTATCATATCTGGTAGTGACGCATCTTTAAATTCATTATTAGTAACAGATAACATTGAACTAACAGGTTCTTTAAATGTATCTGGTTCAACTACTCAAATAGGTAATAACACTCTTTTAGGAAATACTACACTATCTGGTAGTATTATAATATCAGGCTCAGAAGATACTGCCAACCCTACAGTAAGAATATATGGGAATACCCAACATGATGGGGTTATTAGATTTGACCCTGTTAACACTAATATAGATAGTTCAATATCAGCTTCATATATCTATGTTTCGGGTTCAACAGATGATTTATACTTTTCACAAAATGGTAGAGGATACAGTAATACAACTCGACTAAGATGGTTAGAAGGTAATATTAATACGGGGATATTATATGGTGGTATAGTAAGTGGAACCCCAGGATCAACAACTTTTAACGTAGCTGCTGGGGAAGGCCTTATTACAACAATGAACGCTTTTACAGCTAGCGAAGGACCAAATCCAATCATCAACAAAGTAGAGTGGGATGCTTTTACTAGTCAAACTATTACAAATTTAGCAGTTGCTGATACAACTTGGTTACTCATTGATGGTAATGGTAACTTAATACAACAAACTTCTTCTCCTACAGAACTTCAATTTAGAGAGAATATACAAGTGGGTGTAGTTTTACACCCCAATCGAACTAATATAACTTTAGTAAAATCTTTTACTCAACCCTCTTACGCAGCAACTCAACAATTATTTACATTTGTAAGATCATTTGGTGGAATTAAAATATCAGGACACACAATATCAGCAAACGGTACTAACTTATCGTTAGATAGATCAGCAGGTACTACATTTGCAATTGGTAGGAACTATGCATTTGATCCCGATAACCCATCACTAATGAGCGATGCGGCATCTTCTGCTCCTGGAATATTTAGATATTATGCATCTGGTTCTGGGTTTGCAACAACAACTGGAACTACAGTAATAGATCCTGATAACTATAATACTCCTAGCACTCCTACGGGATTATCATCGATGGATCCTAATAAATTCCAAATCCAAAGAATATTTTTCTTCCCTAAATCACCAGACACATTAGGTGTTTATTATGGTAGACAACAATATGGTACAATAGCACAAGCCCTTCAAAATCTCCCTTTTGAAGAATTTGAAGAAAATGATAATACAAGAAATCAAGCAGTATTTTTAGGATATTTAATAGTAGAAAGTGGTGCAACAGATTTAACAGATACAGATGAGGCCAGATTTATCCAA